GGGCAGGCCGGCTACCGGGTGTACAACGAGATGCGCCTGAACGACCCCATCGTTGGGGCGATCCTGTTCGCGGTGGAGCAGAGCGTGCGCGCGCTGCCGTGGTTCGTCACGCCCAAGGGCGACGAGCGCGCGGCTTTCATTCAAAGCTGCCTGGACGACACGAGCCACAGTTTCAACGACCACCTCTCGGAGGCGCTGACGATGCTGCCGTTTGGCTGGTCGTGGTTCGAGATTGTGTACAAGCGCCGGCCCGACGGCAAGATCGGGTGGCGTAAGTTCGCCATCCGTGGGCAGAACACGCTGCACCGCTGGGAACTCGACGAGGGCGGCGGCGTGCGCGGCATGACGCAGCTCTGCGCACCCGACTACCAGCCGGTGACCGTCCCAATCGAAAAGAGTGTGCTCTACCGGACGCGCATCGAGCAGGGCAACCCGGAGGGGCGCTCGGTCCTGCGCACCGCCTACCCCAGCTACTACTTCGTGCGGAACCTGCGCGAGATCGAGGCCATCGGCCTTGAGCGCGACCTCTGCGGCCTGCCGATGCTGGCGCCGCCCGAAAGCGCCGACCTGGGCGAAGGCAGCGCCGACCGCGCCGCCGCCGAAGCGCTGCTGCGCCGGGTGCGCAACGACGAGGAAGCTGGCGTGCTGGTGCCGCCGGGCTGGGCGTTCAGCTTGGTGAGCGGCGGCGGCGCGAAGGCCGACACGCACCGTGTCATCGTGCGCTACGAGACGCGCATCGCGTTGAGCGTGCTGGCGCAGTTCCTCATGCTTGGCCTTGAGAACACCGGCAGTCTGGCGCTCGCGCGCACGCAGGCGGCGCTGTTCACCTCGGCCGTGAGCGCTTTCGCGGATGCCATCGCAGACACGTTCACGCGCTTCGCGATCCGCCGCTTGCTCGAACTCAACGGCATGGCCCCGGAAGGGGTCGCGTTGCAGCACGGGCCGCTCGGCTCGCTGCACTTCAAAGAAATCGGTGAATTTCTCTCACAGATGGCGGGCGCGGGCCTGCTGGATGCAAAAAGCGACGAGGGGCTTGAGGCGTGGGTTCGCGCGCTGGTCGAAGCGCCGGCGGCGGTGGACGGTGCAGACGCAGACAAGGAGGGCAAGTGAAACGGTCACGGTTGGTTCAACGGTTCGGCGCGATGGGCCCGGATGGGTGGTTTCGTGTGCTGCCGGTGGGCGTGTTTGCGCGCTTCGGCCGCCAGGTGAACGTCACGCCGGCGGTGGTGCGCGAGATGGCCGCCCACTTCGGCAGGGTGCCGGAAACGGGCGTGCCGGTCACGCGTGAGCACGACGACGCTGCCGGCAGGATCGGTGACGTGGCGGCGCTGGAGGCGCGCCCCGATGGGCTTTGGGCGCGCATTCAGTGGACGCTTGAGGGTGTGCGGCTCCTGGCGGAGGGGGCGTTTCGTTACCTCAGCCCGGAGGTTGTATGGGGGCCGACCGACTACGACGGGCGCGTGGTGCACAACGTGCTGACGGGGCTGTCGCTGGTGAACCGGCCGTTTTTCGGCCGCCCGGTGAGCCTGTTCTGGCTGCGGCCCCAAAAGCAAAGCGGTCGATTCGATCAAGGGCAAAAGAAGGAGGACACATATATGGATGATACATTGCAGAACGCGGCGCGGTCGCAGGCTACACAGAAGCCGAAGCCGCCCCTGGCGCAGCCGTCGCCAGGGCTGTTGGGCCGGCTGGCGGCGTGGCTGGTCGCCAGGCTGACCGCGTGGCTGTGGCCGCAGACCGGCGAAGCGCTGGCGCGTCTGAAGGAACTCGACGTGCTGGAGGCGCAGCGCGCGCTGATGCAGCAGATCGAGGCGCTGGAAAGCACCGGGCTTGGTCCCGGCTGGCGCGACCGGCTGGCGAAAGTGGCCGCGGCCGAACCCGCCATCGCGGACGACATCGCGGCGCAGTTTCGCGCGCTGCTGACTCAGCGCGCCCAGGCGGCGCTGTTCAACGAGATCGGCAGCAGCGGTCACCAGGCCGCCGGCCCGGTCGAGCGCTTCAACGCGGCGGTCAAGGCGAACATGCACGCCTACGGCCTCGATTACGCCAGCGCCGGCAAGAAGGTCGCGGCCGAGCAGCCCGACCTCTACGGCGAGTATCAAGGCGCGGTGACCAACCGCCTGTGACGGTGGGCGCAGCGTCTCTACCGGAGAGACATTAGCACGTTTAGGAGGCAAGTCTATGGCATACGATCACGTGACGTTACGGCTGCCCGGCCTGCGCGCAAGCAGCGACCTGAGCAGCAACCAGTTCTACGCCGTCAAGGCGGCCAGCACCGCCGGCGAAGTGGGCGTGGTGACGGCCGGCAGCGACGACTGCATCGGCATTCTCTACAACGAGCCGGGCAGCGGCGAAGCGGCCGAAGTGGCGGCCGGCGGCATCCTCAAGGGGAAGGCCGGCGACAGCATCAGCGCGGGCGCGTTGGTGTCGTTCAACAGCACCGGCAAGCTCATCCCAGCCAACAGCACGGCGAATATCGTCATCGGCTACGCGATGGAAGACGCCAGCGCCGACGAGGTGTTCCCGTTCGTGTGGCAGCGCAGCCGGTTTTAGCGCCTGTTAACAGCCAGGAGAGGAGAGATTATGGCACAACCTACGCGCAACGACGTACATATCGACGCATTCCTGACCGAGATGTCGGTGGCCTATCGCAACGAGGCAGCCGCCTTCATCGCAGACCTGGTGTTCCCGGTGGTGCCGGTGTCGAAGGACAGCGGCAAGTACCCCGAATACACCCGCGATTACTGGCTCCGCACCGAGATGAAGGTGCGCGCATACGGCGCTGAACACCCGCGCGCCGGCTACCCGATCAGCTACGGCACCTACGCCACCGAGCAGTTCTCGCTTGAGCACGCCATCCCCGACGAGATCGCCGCCGCCGCCGACAACCCCATCGACCTGGACCGCGACGGCATGGAGTGGCTGACGCAGCAAATGCTGCTGAAACGCGAACTCAGCTTCGCGAGCGACTTTATGGCAACCGGCATCTGGGCGACCGACGACGCGGCCGCAACCGACTGGGACGACTACACCGACTCCGACCCCATCGCGGACGTGCGCACCGCGCGCCGCACCATCGCGCAGGCCATCGGCCGCCCGGCCAACGTGATGGCGATGGGCCTCATCGTACACGATGCGCTCATCAATCACCCCGACGTGCTGGAGCGCGTCAAGTACTCGGAGGCCGCGACGATGGAGAACGTCAACGCGGCGATGGCGGCGGTCTTCGGTATGGAGAAGTACCTGGTCAGCGAAGCCATCTACGCCAGCAACGCCGAGGGTGCGAGCGAATCCCTCAGCCCGATCATCGACGATGACTGCCTGGTGTGTTACGCCAACCCCACGCCGGGCCTGCTCTCACCGAGCGCGGGTTACACCTTCGTATGGCCCGACGGCGGCGGCGCGGGCACCATCTATCGCTGGCGCGACGAGCGCGTGGAAAGCGACGTGCTGCGCGCCAAGATGCAGTACGACCAGAAGCTCGTCGCTTCGGCCGGCGGGTACTTCTTCAGCGACATCGTGTAGAAGAGCCTCACCCCCGCGTGCTTCGCACACCTCCCCCTCTCCGTCAAGTGGAGAGGGGGGCGGAGGGGGTGAGGTAGACGAAAGGACGTTTGTATGTTGACCGGGAGCGTGTACATCGGGGCCGTGGGCGCCGAGAGCCAACCTGTAGCGGCCGTGGTCGGCGTGCTGAATATCAAGCGGCGGCCTGGCGACGGCTACCCCGTGATCCTCACACCCACCAAGGGCTATGAGGGCCGGCAGAAACTCATTGAGGACTTTCTCGCTTCGTCGCACGACTTCATCTTGCTGCTGGACCTGGATATGCAGCACCCGGCCGACTTGCTGGAATGCCTGCGGTCGCATGGGGTGCCGATGGTGAGCGGGCTGTACATGAAGCGCACTTACGCGCCGGTGCAGCACATCTGGTTCGAGGACGACCCCGGCTTCAACTGGCCGGTGAAGCCGATGACTCACGCGCCGACGACGGGCGGTCTGGTGAGACTTGGCGCAACTGGATGGGGATCTGTGTTGATTCACCGGTCGGTATTCGAAGGGGTTGCGCCTCTGCTGAAGGGCGAGCCGTTCGTCATCGAAGACGACATGGACGTGTGGCCCTACGACCTGGCGGCGGTGCTGCGCGGCGAGGAGCATCTGCGCCCGCTGCGTGGCACCAAGGCCGACGTGGTCGGTTCTGACGTGCGCTTCTGTTTCTTTGCACGGCAGGCGGGTTTCGCGGTGTGGGGCGATCCCGAAGCACGCTCCGGTCACTACATCAGCTACCCGGTTACGCCGGGTGATTTCGTCGCACTCGACGAGGTTACCACGGCGACGAACCAGCAAATCGACGCGATGCGGTCGGTGTGGGTGCAGCGGCTTTGCGCCTTGCAAGCGGCCGCAGCGGAGGGTGTGTGATGCCAACTTACGTTTACCGGTGCGAGGATTGTAATCGCCGCTTTGAGGCGACGCACCCGGTCGCGGCGTGCGATACGCGCCGCCCTTGCCCGCGATGCGGGTGTGGCGCGACGCACCGCGTGCCGCAGGCGGTTTGGGTCAACTGGGGCGGGTTGAGGCCGTCGCAGGGCGAGACGTCGCAGGCGGTGCGCGCCCTGGTGGATGAAGGCAGCCGGCAGCGGCGACTCGAAGCGCGGGCAGAACGCGGACGCCGGCTCATGCCGGTGTAAATATTAACCGTAGCGAGTAAAGGAGATGAAACAATGCCAGCAGCAGCGAGACGACTACCCGGACTTAACCCGGTTGGGTTCCAAACCCTGACCCTGAGCAACAGCACTGCCGCCGGGTTGAACAGCACGTGCCAGGCCTGCTCGGTGATTCTGTTCAGTGTGGAGGGCAGCGACGTGTACATGCGCGACGACGGCACCGACCCGACCAACAACACCGGCGTGCTGTTCGGTGTGGGCAGTGTTCCCTACTTCTACAACGGCGACCTGGGCGCGGTGAAGTTCTGCCGCAAGGGCGCATCCGGCACCGGCACGGTGCACGTGGCTGCTTACAAGCAGGCAGGAGACTGATATGGTATCAAGACGTCTGATGCCGGCGGTGCAGCCCGCCCGGTTGGCGGCGCTGTCGGCGGGCAGCACGCGCTTCAGCGATTGCTTTGATCGCGGCGACGGCGCGCCCGGCAACGGGTGGTATTCGCCGGGAGGCGGCGCGCTCGCGATTGCGTCGAATGCGCTCGCCATCACGCCGACGCAAGGCGTGGAGTTGCTGACCAATGGCGATTTCAGCGCGTGGACCGGCGATGACCCGGATGGTTGGGACGTTACTTACGAATCGGCGCCGGACGATGAAATCTCTGAAGTCGGCAGCGGCGAGGGGCACGGCGGTAGTGGCACAGGCTTGTGCAACATCTACTCGTCGGCAAATATGAGCAAGCCCAGGATAACCCAAGGTATTCTGGCGCAGGGCCAATGGTATCACGTACAGGTGTTGATCGACACGCTTCTTAGCGGGCGATTGAGAATAACCAACAGCGATGGCAGCATTCAACGGGACAAATCCGACACAGGCGATTTCATTGTGACCGGCCGATCTGACACGGAGAATAACAGATTTTTCATCTATACGGGCGAGTTGCCGACGAACATCACGATTGACAATGCGAGTGTAAAGCAACTGGAACTCGCGACGCTGTTCGCGCTGCGTAACCAGGCGTTCAGCAACGCATGCGCCCAGGCTGCTATCACCCGGATCGAAACCACACAGCCTGGTATTGTCCACTACGCCGATGCAGACAACTTCGTGTTGGCTTACCTGGAAGAGGCCACGCTTGGCGGCGATCGGGTGAAACTGGTCAAGCGCGTGGAGGGCGCGTACACCGAAATCGCCAGTGCCGACATTACCTACGGCGCGGGGCAGGCGCTCAAACTCAGCAGGTCGGGGACGAATTACACTGTGGATTACAACGGCGCAGAAGCCGTCAGCGCTACCACGATCACCGACGGCGTGTTCGCATCTGCGAAAACCTGGGGGCTGTTCAGTACCCACAACGCAAATACCTT